TCGTTGTATTGGGCAATTGTATACGAAGTGCCGACGCTCTGGTTACACGAACATCTGTTCGTCCGTAATCGTTGACGAGGCTACACAGGTTAAAGACAAGCTCGTCGGCATCCAGAGCAAGACGGGTAAGGATGCGCAGGAGAACATCTTCATGAAGAAGGTGGTCACCATGTTCCGCAAATACCCCTTCTTCTTCAAGCCGATTCAGGATGGTACCACCAACCCCCGTATGGAGTTGGCTTTCCGCGAGCCATCGAAGAAGATCACCAAGAACAATAAAACTGCTACGGTTGGGGATGCGTTGAACACAGTGGTCAATTGGAAGAACACCACCAACAACGCTTACGACGGTGAGAAGCTGCACCGTCTGTATCTGGACGAGGCAGGGAAGTGGGAGAAGCCAACCGATATCCGTGAAGCCTGGAGGATTCAGCGGACCTGCTTGATTGTGGGTAGGAAGATCGTAGGTAAGGCTATGGTCGGGAGTACGGTGAACCCGATGGCCAAAGGAGGGAGTGAGTACAAAGACTTGTGGCGGGACTCAGACCCTCAGGACAGAAACAAGAACGGAGAACCAGGTCGGGACTGTACCGACTGTTCATCCCTGCGTATGAATCCCTAGAGGGTTTCTTTGATCGTTATGGGAATCCCGTCATTGATGATCCTGAAGATATGGTGGAGGGTATCGATGGGGAGTACATCCATATGGGGGCCAAGTCATTCTTGAAGAACGAGCGTGACAGCCTGAAAGATGACGCATCGGAGCTCAATGAAACTATCAGGCAGTTCCCCTTCACTGAGGACGAAGCGTTCCGTGATAGTATCGAGTCCAGTTTGTTTAACGTTGGACAGATATACGAGCAAGTTGAGCACAACGATTCCTTATTCCCAAACCCCGTAGTTTTGGGCCAGTTTTCATGGAAGGATGGGATCAAAGACACCGAGGTGGTCTTCACGCCAGACCCGAAGGGGAGGTTCAGGGTTGCGTGGATGCCCCCTCCAGAAATGCGCAATGTCAAGACTCACGAGAAAAGTAAGCGTGTTCCCCCTCACGGGCAGTTTGGTTGTGGCGGCGTGGATAGCTACGATCTCGATGCTACTGTGGATGGCCGAGGATCCAAAGGTGCGCTCCATTTGTATAACAAGTTCAATATGGAGGTACCTGCTAATATGTTTGTTGTTGAGTACGCTTCCCGTCCGCCACTGGCGTCGATCTTTTATGAAGACGTCCTTATGGCGGCGGTCTTCTATGGGTACCCAATCCTAATCGAGAACAACAAGTACGGGATTGCCAGATACTTTGAGCAGCGCGGATACGACGGGTATCTTATGGATCGCCCGAAACACCTGCTTAGCACCAGCTCTAAGGTCAACGTCAAGACCAAGGGGATACCGTCGAACTCTGTGGATGTCATTCAGTCTCACGCCCAAGCTATCGAGGCGTACATCCACGATCACGTGGGGGTCAACCGAGATACTGGCAGTATGGGGAGCATGTATTTCAACCGCACCCTGGAGGATTGGATTGGGTATGACATCAACAACAGAACCAAGTTTGACTTGACTATTAGTTCTGGCCTGGCCCTTCTAGCTGCACAGAAAGTGAAGCCGAAAAAACAAGCCTCTGACTTTACAGAGCGTCGATTCTTTAGGCGGTACAAGGTGAGGGGTTGATTTATTATATTTGTGGGTATTAATTACTTGGCCCCACATGTATAATAATAAGAGTGACCAGTCAGGTGGTTTTCCAGATCCATTGGCCCCCCAGGAAGAAAAGGAGGGGAAGGAGTATGGATTGAAATATGCGAAAGCCATCGAGGGTCAGTGGGGGAGCATCGATAGCTCCTCATCTATGTACGGGGGGCGGAAGAATGTATTTTCCCGCAACAGGGATTACGCAAGCGGAACTCAAGACACGAGCATCTACAAGCAGATGCTCAATGCTGTAGACCCCAACAATGGGGATGGCAGCTTGATGAACTTGGACTTCACCTCGGTGCCGATCCTCCCGAAGTTCGTGCGCATTGTCGTCAATAAAATTCTATCCCGCAACCCCTATCCAAATCTCGAGGCGGTAGACCCTTTGTCCTCATCTGAGAAGAACAGAGAGAAGAACCGCGTCAAGAATCAGATCAAGCTTCGCCCAGAACTGGAGCGCCTAAAAGAAATGGCGAATGGGGATGTCTTGGTTGGCGAGGACCCCGCGAATCTCCCTGACAGTATTGAGGAGGCGGAGATCATGATGGACACCAACATCAAGACCGACGCTGAAATCTCTGCGCAGGTGGCAACTGACCTGACGTTGTCGTGGAACAACTTCGAGGACAATACTTATCGTCGCTGCGTAAACGACTTGGCGTCTATCGGTATTAGCGTTGTCAAGCGAAGCAACGACCCGAACTACGGTGTGAAGGTGGATTATGTGGACCCCGTCAACTTCATCCACAGCTACACTGAGGATCCGAATTTGGATGACCTTGTTTACGCGGGTCACATCAAAGACGTCCCCGTCCATGAGCTCAAGCGTTTGGCTGGTGATGAGCTCTCCGAGAAAGACCTGGAGAAGATCTCTCGCAACGCAAAGCGAGCGAGCTCCAACCGAAATCCGAACTCCCCGTATAAGCAAGGTCGGGTGGACCAAGACAAGTACAGCTCTTACGTTGTGCAGATCATGGAGTTTGAGTTCATCTCCGTGGACACCATGTATTTTGAGGAGAAGGAGAATCGCTACGGCAACACCAACTTCTTCTACGAAGGTTTCGACTACAAAGAGCGTAAGGGGAGTGTCTATCAGCGCACCCCTCACATGATGGAGGTTGAGACGGTGTATTCTGGGGTGTACATCCTGGGTACGGACCATGTCATCAAGTATGGTCGGAAGGCGAATGTCCCGAAAAACATCCACGATATTTCTCGTGCTCGCCTATCCTACTCTGCTGTTGCGGTAAACCTCAAGGACCAGCTCCCGAAGTCCATGGTGGACAGCTGCATCGGTTTTGCCGATATGCTCCAGCTCACCCACCTCAAGCTTCAGCAAGCCATCGCAAAGGCTAAGCCTGACGGTTTGATCATCGACATCGAGGGGTTGGAGAATGTGCAGCTCGGTAAAGGCGGGGAGCTCCAGCCACTGGAACTGCATGACATCTACGAGCAGACGGGTGTCTTTTACTACCGCAGTAAGAACCCCGAGGGTGGTTTCCAGAACCCTCCAGTACGCGAGATTGGAAACAGCATCCGCAACATCAACGAGCTCATTGGATTGTACAACCACTACCTGCGTATGGTGCGTGACACCACGGGTATCAATGAGGTTGTCGATGCTTCCACACCTAAGAGTGATGCTCTTGTTGGTGTTCGTGAGCAGGCCATTGCCGCTAGTAACAACGCGACGTACGATGTCACCAATGCGGCTATGGTTCTTTACAAGAAGGTGTGCGAGGACATTGTCAAGTGTCTTCAGATTCTGCCTCCTGACTCCGTGATTTTTCAGGCGTATGAAAACGCCATTGGCGAGACGAACATGTCTGTCCTGTCTTCCTTCAGCAACCTCCGATGTACAACTTCGGTGTTCAGGTGCAGCGCGAGATGGAGGACAAGGATCGGATGTACCTGGAGCAAAACATCCAGGTCGCTCTTTCTCAAAAAGAGATTGACTTGGAGGACGCTATGGCCGTGCGTGCCTTGAAGGACATCAACCAAGCCGAGCAGCTCCTTATTGTCCGCCGCAAAAAGCGCATCAAGAAGCAGCAAGAGATCGCTGCTCAAAACTCTCAGATGCAGGCGCAGGTGGCCCAGCAATCTGCCATGGCTGCATCACAAGCCAAGCAGCAAGAGATGCAGATGAAGGCTCAGCTCGAGGCGCAGAAGATTCAGCTTGAGACTCAATCGGAGATCGCTGTGGCCCAGGCCAAGCATCAGATGGAAAAGGAGCTTGAGCAGATGCGCATCATGGGGAGGAACGCAAACATGGGGAACGACCAAGTTTTCCGCTCTCAACTAGAGAAGCAGAAGGATGATCGTAAAGACGATCGTGTGAAGAAGCAGGCTGTAGAGCAAAGCAAACTGATTGCACAGCGCAAGGGTGAAAGGGGGGCGTTGCAAGAAGATCAGCCTTCTGGATTTGACATCACACAACTACTCTAATGGCAAGCAAAGTAAACCTCGATACAGCTGACCGCCTGGACATTACTTGTCGTCAGGGGGATACCTTTGAACTGACTGTCACTTTGAAGGACTCTAGTGGGACGGGACTGGAGTTGGATACAGATGACTATAACTTTTTGATGCAGGTTCGAAAAGGCGCTCCGACTCCTCGACAAAGCTTGAGTAAGATTAACGAGGGCCTGGTCATTGGGAGCGTAGGGGCTGGTGTCAAGGGGCCTGTAAACTTCGAGTTCAAAGACATCGACGACGATGGCAATGTCACCATTTTTCTATCCGCTTCGGAAATGCGCAAGGTCCCTGCTGGTCGCTATGTATATGACCTTCAGTATCGAACAGGAGATACTCAGAAGACAGTTCTGGAGGGTTCTTTTAAAGTGAATTCTGACATCTCCAAGGCGCTCTGATGGCAACAGAGATTACAGTTAGTGGCGGGACCACTGTTAGTGTCAATGCACCTAGTGACTCTTCTGTAAGTGTAACCGCTACTTCTGACAGCAGTGTTTCTGTTTCGAGCAAGGGACCGAAAGGCGACCAGGGTGTCGCTGGGCCGACAGGTCCAGTGGGTGCTACTGGCCCTACTGGTGCAACAGGATCAACGGGTGCAACGGGTCCTACTGGCGCTACTGGACCAACGGGTTCTGCAGGTGCAGCTGGAAGTACAGGTGCTACTGGACCCACTGGACCCACAGGCAGTACGGGGTCAACTGGAAGTACAGGTCCGACAGGTCCAACTGGAAGTACAGGCCTAACAGGAGCTACGGGGCCCACGGGCGCTACGGGAACAACAGGTCCCACGGGACCGACTGGTGCTGCGGGAACAAACGGTACTGACGGCGCTACAGGGCCGACGGGGCCTACTGGAGCTACTGGAGCTACGGGTCCTACGGGTCCTACGGGTCCCACGGGCGCAGCAGGCTCCAACGGAACCAATGGTTCTGATGGAGCTACTGGTCCAACTGGCCCAACTGGACCCACGGGAGCGGCTGGTACCAATGGCACTAACGGATCGGATGGCGCGACGGGACCGACGGGACCTACAGGCCCCACTGGTGCGGCAGGAACTAACGGGACCAACGGAAGTGATGGTGCCACAGGCCCTACGGGACCCACAGGTCCCACGGGGGCGGCGGGTACTAACGGTACTAATGGGTCGGATGGAGCAACTGGTCCTACAGGACCTACAGGCCCAACAGGAGCTGCAGGAACGAACGGCACCAATGGTAGTGATGGCGCCACAGGACCGACAGGCCCGACAGGCCCGACAGGCCCGACAGGTGCCGCAGGTACTAATGGCACCGACGGAGCAACAGGCCCGACAGGACCCACTGGTCCTACGGGAGCAGCAGGCACCAATGGCACCAATGGCACAGATGGGGCTACGGGTCCGACTGGCCCGACTGGTCCTGCAGGAACGAACGGTACGAACGGTACTGATGGAGCTACAGGGCCGACAGGGCCGACAGGCCCGACAGGCCCGACAGGGTCTTCAGCAAACTTGGAGGGTCAGCAGCTCGAACTGGAGATCAATGCCAGCTATTCTCAGGGATGGGAGGGACTGATTGTCAAGTTTGGTACAAACACCCTTGCCACCAACAAGGTGTATAACTATACGTCTTCGGGGTGGATTGCTTCTAGGGCAACGTCCGACACCAACACGAAGGGTCTTATCGGGATTGCATTGGGTACAGACGCAGATGTAGATGGCGTATTGGTCAAGGGGATCTACACCTCTACTGCTTGGTCAGGGTTTAGTGCTGGAGACATTCTGTATCTAAGCACTACTTCTGGGGTGATGACGAGTACAGCCCCTACGACAAGCGGAACTTTTGTTCGGGTTTTGGGGTATGCTCTTGGAAGCAATACCATCTACATCAACCCGTCACCAGACTACATTGAGGTAGCTTAATGCCGATTAACGATATCAATGGGGTCGCCTGGTCGAACATCAATGATGTTAACGGCGTAGCTGCTGCTAACATTGCTGACATAAATGGTGTTGATGCGCCCTCCTCTGCACTTTTGCTTGACACGTACTCAGGAGCTGTGGCTGCCTACAGTATTCGACGCTTGAATTCCTCTTACACTGGGGCGTGTATGCGGGTGCGTAGATCGTCAGACAGTGTAGAGACGGACATTGGCTTTGATAGCAGTGGATACTTGGATACGGCGGCCATAGCGAGTCACTGTAGCTCATCAATAGGATATGTAACTAAGTGGTACTCGCAGGATACATCAGGTGGCACGGGAAGTGGTAACGATGCTGTACAAGCAACAGCCAGTCAGCAGCCTCGCATTTACAGCGGGTCGGCGATTTACACGGACGGGGGTAAAGCCTGCTTGTATAATCAGAATGTAGAGAATGGAACGGTTGGACTAGATGTATCTAGCAACGTGCGAAGCACGAATGGGCCGTCCTCTGTATTTATTGTGTTCAACGTTGATCAGCAATACACTAGTACTTTTCAAAACCTCTATTCCCTCTACAGAACACAGCGTTTCGTTGTGGGTAGAACTACAAGTACTGCGATTTACAGAGACTATTCTATAGGTGACGCGAAAGGCGTTTCAGCTGACAGGAGGTACTACAAGTTTGAAAG